AAGGGTCAAATAGTTTATCTAAATCTGTTCTAAGATATCCACCTATATTAGCAGATAAATCATAATCTCGATTTGTACCTATTCTATTTTCCACGTATTCTCCCTGATTATTCCACCCTGGTCCAAGATTTGTTGGTTGTCCATATGCTCCTTTTTTGCCTTCAAAACTACCTTTAAGTCCTAATCTAAACATACGCCCTGTTTTATTTGAACAATTTGCACCTGTCTCTGTATCACATTCGAACTCAAATCCAAGACCCATTTGATTACCAATTACAGGATCAGGTGCTAAATTACTAACTGGAGGATCAGTTGGAGGATCAGTTGGAGGATCAGTAATTTTAGTCCCATTTTCATATGATGGAACTTGGTTTCTTTTTCCAAGCATTTTTAGTGTATTCATTATTTTTTATTTTTTTCTTTATCTTTTTTCTGAACATCCCTAGATTTTATATCTAATTCTTTACGCTTAAGATCTAATTTTTGTTGTTCTATATTATTTTTTTCTCTTTTATTTTCAGCTTCTTGTTTAAACTTTTCAACTTCCATAATATCAGGAATTTTATTTCTATTAAGATCTAAAGCTCTTTGTTGCCCTAATTCTTTCATTCTAGCTATTTCTAATTTAGTAGCATTATCTTCATCAACTTTATATTTATCTAACATCATTTCTTGTCTTTCTTGTTCTTGTTTAGCTTGAGCCATACGTTCTTGAGATTCTTGTTGTGATTGTTGCATTTGTTGTTCTTGAGCTTTACGTTGTTCTTCAGCTTTTTCTAATATAGTTTTAAGTTCTGATGTTGAATTAGTAGAGAACATTTTAATAACATCAGATAATTCAGCACGTTGATTTTGAAGAGCAGCTTGAGCTAATTGACGTAACACCATAAATGTTTCTTGGTCTTTACCAGAGTCAGATACAAATATACCATATGAAGAATTAGTAAATATATCTGGATCTATACTAAGCATTTGAACACTCATATCATCTAATACATATTGTATTTTTTTAGATTGTTTTTTACTTCCAGAAGTTTGTTCATCTAAACTCCAAGCTACTTTAGCTGTTTCTATTAGTGATTCAAGTACAGCTTTTTTAACACCATTATGAGTACTAAATAAATCTTCTGTAATATGAGATGATTGTACAATAGCTTGTTGTGAGGTACCTAATCCTTCTCTAGGCCCCATTTGTCCTTCTCTTTGTTTAGTAACACCAGCAACTTCACCACTTTGCATTTCTAAATATTCTAATAACTGTATTTTTTGTTGTACAGTTTGAGCCATAGATAAATCTACTGCTTGCCATTGATTAAAAGAATGAGGTTTTCCTCTATTACCTTCTTCATGAGGATTAACCCAAGCGATACCCATAGCGTCAAAATAATACATCCATTTTTGCATATCCATTCCAAGATCACTAGGTATTTGATTAATGTCGGCTAAAAACTTTTTACCTTTATCAGAAGCTAAATCCATTTCTAATCTATACATAATAATATTATACATATATTGATATGGTTTAATTCTATCTATAACTGAAACAGATCTAGAATTAAGATTATTATAAGCTATTCCTATATAACCTAATTTACAACTATACAAATTATCAAGATCTTTATATTGATTTGGCTTAGGTCTTATATTAACATATATACCACCTTCTATTTTAGTACCTTCCCATATCTCAGGTATCCATTCCCATTTTATTTCTATATCACCTTTAGCTTCATCTTTTACATATGTATCATCTACTATAGTTTCTTGTGGTACTCCTTTATCATCTATAAATTTTAAAAAACCTAATTTACGTAAAGATCTCCATTCACAATGAACCACTCTAATATATTCAGAACTTGCTTGTCCATCACTAGTACCAAAATTATCTAAATCAAATGTATCAGAATGATCATATGAAAATTCACCAAATGTCTCATCAATTATATGATTAGCTCCAGTTACTCCTGTATCAGAATATAAATCTTTAATTTGTCTATCTGTTAGGTATTCTCCAAAAGTATCTATCACAGATCCTGGAGTCATTCTCATAATATATTTTGCCCATTGACCATCTTGTATATAGTCTAAATCTGGATCTTTATCGTAATCAAAATATAAAGGATTAACAGTTCTCATGGTAGGTTCACCATTTACAATACCTGTCCAATAAATTTCTTCACCAGCAATTAAAGCATGTTTCCATCCTTTACTAAATTTTTCTTTTACTTTTTCTTTTCTTATTAAATAATCTAATATTTGTTGTCCTTGTATTTCTCTAGATCCAACATAATCTCTCTTCATATATTCTTCTATTTCTGGAGGAGTCATGGATCGTTGGATCTGTTGAAGTTGCTGATCCATTTGTTGTTGAGCTTCTGGTGTCATAGATTCTTGCGGAACATTAGCTTGCATTTTTTCTGCTTCTTGAGCTACCATAGCATTAACTCTAGACATAATTGCTTCTTTTACATATTCAGCAATCATTCTCATTCTTTCTCTTTCTTTCTCAGTTATAGCTTCTGAGTTAGTTGCTATTAACTTATAATTAAAAGGTCTTTTTATTTCTTCTCCAAATAAAACTCTTAATTTAGGAGTAGTAATATCATAATGACGTAATTCTGCAGGTAATTCTCCTACACCATCTACCCCATAAGGTTTACAAACATATTCATAATCATCACGATCTATCTGTCCGTTATATATATCATAATTTATTTGTTTTCTGGTATTATCTAATCTACCATCAAATCCTTTTGAATTATATTTATCTATTTCATCTAGAACATTTTTACCCCAAGCAAAATTACTTTTTGCTTTTTGTTTTCTAGTTAATTTTTGTTGCGGAAACGAATATCCCATTTTTTTTTAATTTAATAATGCTACTAACTAACAAATATAATAAAAATTATCGACTAGTCCTACTAAACATCGTGTTAATATTACTTATAAGGTAATCTGCAGCATGATTTTTACGTTTTTCTTGTCCAACTTCTTGTTCGTAAGTTTCTTCAACCATAAACATAACTTGCATTAATGCCATTACACGGTCAAAGTTTCCTCCTCTATGATACTGAATTAGTTCTTCTAAAAGAGCAGGACTCATTATCAAATCCATATTATAAACTTTTTCTCCATCTACATTTGATCCTCTTTCAGTCCATAACCATCTAAGTATAAATTTCTCTCCAGCATCTTTCATTCTCTCATTCATATGACACCCTTTTATACGAGCTACTGTAGAATCTTTTATAACTTTAGATATAACATTATCAGGTTGGTCTGCTAATAAATTTAATTTACCTCTTCTCTTAAAATAAGATAATACCTCACCCCTATCATTTTCAAACATAATCTCAGCTCCACCATAATACTCAGATAATAATTCTAAGTTTCTATTATATATTTCAATATTATCTGGTCTGCCTACATATTCAGCTACTATCTCATCATAACCATGTTCAAAACTTTGTAATGATTTATATACAAAAGCAGCATTTAAAGATCTACTACCTGACTTATCAAACGCTACAGGATCCAATCCAATTTTATATAAACCATAAGGTATATTCTCTGGAGGATGTTGGTATATAATAGGACAACCTGTTACATCATCATTAGGTTTATGTGGAAATCTATTTAAAGGTTCTAGTTGTTTCTCAAGATCAGGTCTAAATCTTATCTCATTATCTTCTGTATAAAGTTTACCAGGAGTACCAATTTTCTTATATCTATCATTTGATTTTAATTTAGATAGAACATTATATAATTCAATTGCTGGAAATACAGATCCTTCATTTCTTAAAAAAGCTTCTTTAGGAGTATTAGGATGTTGAGTAACTAACATATTATAAGCTTTAGGATCTGCATGTTTTTTCTGTTCTCTTTCTAATAATACATCTTCTTTAGCTTTCTCCCTTAAAGCATTTCCTGCTTTATCTACAAAAGGTTCTCGATACCAAGCGTCATCTACAAACCAACCCGCTTCTCCTACCGCATTGTCATCATATACATTATCATAAGATCTTAATCCATATACTGAAGGATTATAAAACATTTCTTCAAAATCAGCATTAGTACCATTTTTATTATTACCTCCAGTACCATAAATAATAGGAATACCAATCATAATATTACCATCTTTAAATAAAGGATATGAACGTTGATAAGCTTGTAATAATCCTGGCCAATCTCCAGCTTCTTCAAATAACATTCGTTCAGCAGTACGTCCTACAGATTTTTGTGGAGCGTCTTTAAATGATAAAGCTAATAATTCAGACTTATATCCTTTATGAATATTAATACCAGATATAATATCCTTTTCTATATATCCAGCTTTTATATGATCTTGTCTATCTATTAAAAAACCTTTAGCCCAATCAGTATTTTGATTAATAAAGTTTATCATATTTTTAGCCATCTCCATAGTATTAGACCAAAAAGTTTTTTCAAATGCAGCAAGTATAGATACTGAAAAAGGATACCAAGTAAATTTCCAAGCCATACCAAAAGCATTTTTATAAGAAAATCCTTTACGTCTAGCTTTTACAACAATCATTCCTTGACCTGCTTTTTCAGCAGCTTCCAATTCATGATACCAATAATAATCCATATCTAAAAATTTAGGGAAAGTATCTATTTTTCTAGATCTTTCCCCTTCTTCTACAGTAGCTAATATCCTACCATAATTTAAATATGCATAATGTTCTCCAGTTACACGTACACCTCCTATAGTATATCCTTCTTTACATCTTTTTTCTTCTCTATCCCAAAATTCTTTATGTTCTGAAGTACCTTCTGGAGCATGTGTATATACTTTATGTTTTAAATAATATCTTGAAACCTCACTAAAAAGATTTGTATTTATAAATTTTAAATATTCCTGACCTGTATGTATTACAGGATTATTTTTATATTTATCTAAATTTTCCCAAGGTTGTGCTATTATTATATCCGAATTAGGCATTCTTTTTTACTTTCTCTAATGATCTACCACCAAAGTAAGCACCTATAACCGTAATAAGAACTAGTTGTAATAAGTTAGTCCATTTTTCTTCTACATGAAATTGAACTACTCCAGCATCAATGAATATCATTAAAACTGTAGAAAGAACTAGAAAGGCTAAAACTAATGGCCTTATATTTTTTGACAACCAAGAATCACTATTCATATCAGCAGTCCATCTATTTGATATTTCTTTTTCTAATGTATTTTGATATGAAACAACTAATTCTTTTACTTTTTGTTCTGCTTCTAATTTTTCTTCTTTAGAAGTATGTAGATCATCTATTACGTTACCTACACCTTCTACAAGATCTTTAGTCCCACCTGAAAATATTGTACTTAATATACTCATAATTTTTATTTTATTCCACCTAATTTACTATTATTTATTCTATCTATTTTAGCTTGTGTTTTACGATATTCTTTAATTTTAACTAATTCAGCACATTTTTCATACTCTTCTAAATCACAATAATATTCTATAACACTATCTATATCTTTATTAGATGGATTAAATATATCAGCATAAGGTAACCACATACCTTGATCATCACTACTATTTATTAATCTTTTAATAGATATTTTATTTGTTAATACTCTATAAGCATTATGCATAGATACATCTAACATTTCAAGATCATTTTGATATTGATTCATTTCTTTACTCATAATATATCTTTACTTTCTATTAATGTATATGAAAAACTATTCCCCCACACATCCCTAGCTATCTGACATATTTCTAAAAATGAAAACCAATCATCATTAGATGCTATTACTTGACAACCCGCTGACCACTTATTTACATAAGTAGATTTTTTACCTTCCAAAGCAGTTGCTCTATGAATATTGATTCCGAATACACCTGTATCACAAGACGACTCATCAAACTCATATTCATCATTTCTATTATTATCTCTATATACTGTTACAGGTTTCTTTTGTCCTAATGCTAAATATTTACCCCCATGTAATCTTAGTTTATGTGAACCTCTATATTGTCCTGGTTTTAATACAGCACATCCTATTTTATCTATCCATGGATTTTCCATCCAATCATCTCCAGGATCTGTAGTACAATCATATTCATGATATTTCCAATCTCCTTTTTTATCTTTATAAGATATAGTTATTGTATCATCAAATAAATTAGTAACTTTACTACCTGTATCACAATTTCTAATACCTATGATATTTACATCATAGTTATCTCCTGTAAAATATTTATATCCTAATCTTTCTACAGTATCTTTTATTTGATCTTTAGTATATTTATTTGTCATCATTTTTTTTTAAGAAGATATTGATATTGCACAAGCTGTTATTCCACTATGTAACCAAATTTCATCATCTTTATTACCTACTGTAATAAAAGCTTGATCACCAAAAGCAATTTCATCAGTTATTGCTTTTATAATTGTTCTATGAGCTCCACTAGTTATAGTAAGATCTATAAAATCATGAGCATCTGCAGTAGTATCTTGAATTGTATCTTGCATTGCAGTAAAATATAATGCTAGACTAGTAGCATCAATACAAGCAAACCCTCTTAAACTACTAACAGGATAAGATACCGATTCATTTGCTGCATTTTCTGCTGCTCCGCTATTAAAATATAATACCTTATACATTATTTTTATAATTTTCTAAAATAGATATTAATTGATCTTTAGTATGTAACTCTCTAGCTCTACCATTTTTTCTATAATCAGATGGATCATAGACTTGTTTAATTTCTCTTATTTTATGACCACGATTATCATAATATTTAACAATCCATCTTTCTGAAGAATTAATTTCTGCTTTTTTAAGTGTACTTAAATAACTCATAATCTAAATTTTTTATGTGTATTACCTGTTCTTATACAAATATAATCATTTTTTGTCGTAAAAACACGTCTTCTACAATTTTTATTATGGATCCCTATATAATGTAAAAACTTAAATCTATCTATTATTTTATTTATCATGTTGGATCTTCTCTATTACCTTTACGTCTTTGACCTCTAAGAGTTCCAGATTTTGTTATTTCTTTTTCTACTTGATCTCTAACTTTTGTTAATGATTCTACAATACCACCAATAGATTTAAGACTATTTGTAATATCAGAAGGCTTATAAATAGGTTTATTTTTATCATCCCTTTCATTAAGATCTACTTCTTCTAAATAATCTGTTAATCTATTAACGGTAGTTAAAGATGCGGTTAGTAATCTCATAGAAGGTGTTATTTGTAATTCTTTATATTTACTTATAGCTTCTTCTACTTCTTGATCGGGTTTATAACTTTCGTCTTTCATAAAATCTTTAGCTACAGTATCTGATACTATAGACATATCTAAAGATAATAAATAAGGAGATTTAAAATCACTTAAATAATAAACGTAAGCTAATTCTTGTAGAGCTTTATCTTTATCTTTACTTTTGTCTCTATCCCATAGAGTTCTAAATTCGGGGATAAGTAAAGCTCTTGGAGATATAGTTACTTTAAAATCTCTTAGATCAAATAAATCCATTAATCTAAATCTGCTTTAATTTCATCTTCATCTAAATTAAGAATCATAGTATAACTACCATCTTTGTTTAAATCTTCTTCACTTATATTATCTCCGAAGTAAGCTCTGACTATAGCTCTTATAGCACTCTTATTTGTAGAATCAATTACTATTGTTACAGAATATTCTGTAATAGTTGTTGTATAATTATCCATTTACTTTTGCAAAAATACTAATTTCTCTAAATACATGGTAAACTTCTCCTTTATATGATATAGGAGTATTTCCATGAGGAGGTAATAAAATCTTATCCCCTTCTTTTAAATTAACCACTTCTGGTCCTATAGCTAAAATTTCTCCAACTATATCTTTTCTCATTTGAGCTGCAGTTTCTTCATTAACAATAATACCAGCTTCTGTTTCTGTTTTTGGTAGTTCAACATTTACTAATATATTGTCACGTACCATTTCTATTTCTTTCATTTTAAAATTCTTTAGTTTCTAATTCGTATCCATCCCATTTACCCATAGGACATGTTTTTCCTGGAGAATAAACATTTGCTGGAAATGCGCAACCACATTGGCCACATTTGTATGTATTACCATCCCACATACTTTCATCAGCTACAGTATTTGTAGGAGATGTGTGTAGTATTTTTTTCTCATTTTGTGTACCATCAGGTTTTCTTATTATTTGATTAACTAATTTAAAAAATCCAGATGTTACTAATTCTGGACATTCTTTACATATATTAGCTCTTT